GCTTTATAACAGCAGTGCATCTGACAAAGCGATTGCGGTGTTTGATTTTGGAGCCGATCAAGCTTCTTCTTCATCTACTTTTACTATTACCATTCCAACAGCGGGCGCGAGTAGCGCGATTGTAAGGATCGCTTAATGGCTTTTACATACGCACAGCTAAAAACAGCCATCCAAGATTATACCGAAAACACTGAAACGTCCTTCGTGACGAATCTACCTGTGTTTATTCGCGCAGCCGAAGATCGTATCTTCAAGCTGGTTGACCTTGAGATTTTTCGCAAGAACGCGACAAGTGCGCTAACACAAGGTGATCCGTATCTTTCTGTGCCGAGCGACTATCTTTCATCTTTTTCTTTGTCTGTCACAAACAGTAGCTCGAAGGAGTTCCTGCTTCAAAAAGATGTGAACTACATCCAAGAATACAATCCGAATCCGGCAACGACAGGAACGCCAAAGTATTATGCGTTTTTTGATAAAGATAACTTCATTATGGCGCCAACCCCTGACAGCAACTACGCTGTTGAGCTTCACTACTATTACAGGCCGGCATCTCTGACCGCTGGCAGTGATAGTGGAACCACGTGGTTGAGCGACAACGCTCCCAACGCCCTGCTTTACGGTTCTTTGGTTGAAGCGTATATATACATGAAAGGTGAGCAGGACATGCTTCAGATGTATGAGAAACAGTTCACCGAGGCAATGACCAGGATTAAAGATCTGGCGGAAGCTAGAGAAAACAGCGATGCGTATCGCAGAGGTCTGCCAGATCGGCCTCGTACATAAGGAGTAGAAGACATGGCAACGTCAAACGCAGCAACCAATTATCTAGAACATGCGATCCTTGATTTCTTGTTCAAGAATAACTCGGAGAGCTTTGCCACCCCCGGCAACAGCATTTATGTCGGCCTTGCAACCGCCGTATCTAGTATTGAAACAGGCTCTCTAACAGAGGCCACGTTTGGATCTTACGCTAGGCAGCAGGTTCAGGCTTCCGGCTGGACAGTTCCCGCAGTGGGAACAGATGCTCAGACCGCAACAAACGCGGCCAATATTGAGTTCCCGGCGTCTACCGGCACAAACAACACGATCACACATGCGTTTGTTGTAGACGCGGCTAGTAGCGGAAACATCCTGTTCGTTGGCGCACTTGATGCAAGTAAGACAATCGCCACTGGCGATATCTTCCGCATTAACGCAGGCAACCTGTCGATAGAGCTAAAGTAACATGGCACTTGTTCTCAGAGATCGCGTAAAAGAAACGACCACAACCACCGGCACTGCAACGTACACGCTTGCAGGCGCTGTTTCTGGTTTTGAGACTTTCGGCAGCGTGGGCGATGGGAACACGACATATTACGCTTGTTCTGACGGAACCGACTTTGAGGTCGGCATTGGAACCTACACTGCGTCAGGCACCACACTAGCCAGAACTACGGTGCTTCAGTCGAGCAACAGTGATGCTGCTGTGAACTGGAGTTCCGGTACAAGGACGATTTTCTGCACGTTGCCAGCGGAGAAGATGTCTTTCCTTGATGCCTCTGGAAATGTGGTGGCGGCTAACGGTAGCAACCTAACTGCACTCAATGCCAGCAACCTTGCTTCTGGCACGGTCCCAGATGCTAGGTTTCCCGCAACGCTGCCAGCGGCTAGTGGTGTAAACCTCACTGCGTTGAACGCCAGCAATCTTGGCTCCGGTACAGTTCCAGATGCGCGGTTCCCCGCGACACTACCGGCGGCGAATGGTAGTAATCTGACGGCATTGAACGCCAGCAACCTTTCTAGCGGGACAGTGGCTAACGCTAGGTTGGACGCACAGCTACAAGACGTGGCGGGGCTGGCGGTTACAAACGGTAACTTTATTGTGGGTGATGGGTCTAATTTTGTAGCTGAGAGCGGCGCAACAGCCAGAACATCACTGGGGTTAGGTAGCGCAGCCACATCTAACACAACCGACTTTGAATCCGCTGGGCAAAGCGTAGTCATGGCGATAGCACTGGGGTAACGATATGCCTAATAACTTTAAGACCTTTACAGACACGGCGGTAGGCACCGCTAACGCAGATGTTTACACATGCCCCAGTTCGACAGAAACAACCATTATCGGACTGAACATTGCCAACATCCTGACCGTCTCCATCACCGTAAATGTCCAGCTAATCAACAACGACGGCGACAACGTACACATCGTCAAGTCGGCTATTGTGCCGGTGGGCAGTAGTTTGGTGGCTGTTGGGGGTGACCAGAAGATTGTTTTGAACGCGAGTGACATCTTGCGAATTACGGCAAGTCAAGCGTCAGCCGCTGATGTGACTGTGTCGTTGTTGGAGATTAGCTGATGGCACTTAGTAAGGTTGGTTCAAATCAAATTGATTCTGCGGCGTCACTAACGGTTTCCGGTAACGTCAGCGCGGACGGCGGCACTATCAAGTTAGATGGGGCATTTCCCACAGGCACAGACAACACTGCTCTAGGGGATGGCGCACTTGATGATGGCTCTTTGTCTGGTGGCTATAACGTGGCGGTAGGAGAGGCTGCACTTGGTGAGAACGAGGGCGGTCAAGAAAATGTGGCTGTCGGATGGAATAGTCTTGATGCAAACACCTCTGGTAATAATAGCACCGCAGTAGGTTCGCAATCTTTGAGTGGAAATACTACTGGGGGCAGTAATGTAGCTGTTGGAAAAAATGCGTTACGAGCGAATACTACGGCATCTAACAACACAGCAGTGGGTTATGTTGGATTAAGTGCTAATACCACCGGCGCAGCAAATACGTCTGTGGGTTCGCTTGCTCTTGATGCTAATACAACAGGTGATAACAACTCCGCTTTTGGTGTCAACGCTTTATCGACCAATACAACAGCAGACGCAAATAGTGCCTATGGCTATCAAGCCCTGTATTCAAATACTACGGGAGCAAATAATGTTTCTGTAGGTGTTAATTCTCTTTTTGCAAACACCACCGCATCCAACAATACGGCGGTAGGTTATGCGGCTTTAATTAACAACACTACGGGTACCAAGAATTTTGCAGCGGGATATAACTCAGGAATTGGCACAACCACAGGCCAATATAATACATACGTAGGAGCAGATTCTGGTGCCTCAGCTACAACTGCAAGTTTCAATACTTTTGTAGGCAGTACCGATGGAACTTACGGCGGTGCTGGTGGTAGCACCACTGGCGACAGAAACACCTTTATAGGCAACGGCTCTGGGTCACGGGTAAGTACTGGTTATAGAAACACCATTCTTGGCCGATACAACGGCAATCAAGGCGGCCTAAACATCAGTGCTGCTTATAACCATATCGTGCTGTCAGATGGAGATGGTAATCCTCGTCTTTACCTAAACGCCAATGGAACACTTTTTGTACCGCAAATTTACAACGACACCACAAGTAATCCAGCAAATATGCAAGTTAACTCCGCAGGAGTAATTCATCGTTCCACATCATCCCGCCGCTACAAGAACACTATAACCGACGCCACACACGGCCTCACTGAACTGCTTACACTTCGTCCCATTACCTACAAAGGTAACAACGATGGCGACACAGTATTCGGCGGTTTGATTGCTGAAGAAGTCCACGACGCTGGCTTGACAGAGTTTGTTCAATACAACGACGATGATGAGCCGGATGCGCTTGCATATGGAAATATGGTGTCGCTGTGCATCAAAGCAATCCAAGAACTGAAAACCGAACTTGATGAAGCGAAGGCTCGTATCGCAGCACTGGAGGCTGGCTAATGGCATATATTGGCAAGGCACCAAACACAGCGATAGTAAATCAGACAACGAGTCAGTCGTTTAACGGCACTGGTTCGGCGACTGCGTTTACGCTGAACAGGTCCGTCAATGTGAGCGAAGACCTAGAGGTGTTTGTCAACAACGTCCAGCAGGAACCGGGTTCAGGCAAGGCGTATACTGCCAGCGGTACGACGCTGACGTTCAGCGCAGCCCCTGCTTCGGGCACCGGCAACATCTATGTCATCTACCGTGGTGAGGCGACTATCAACCCGCGCCTAGAGCATGATGCTAACTCTGCGCTGGCGGCGACGACGGGTACGTTTACCGGCGCATTTACATCACCCGGCATCGACGACAATGCGGGTGCCACCGCTGTAATTATAGATAGCAACAACGTGTTTATGACGGGGGGCAAAACTTCTGCCAGCTTTGACAACATAGGCTTTCAGATAAGTCCATCTGCTACCGCTGGTTTTACAAAAGATGGTGCAACAGCCCTTTATGTGAACAGAAAATCAAGTGACGGCACTATTATTGAGGCTCGTAAAGACAACACCACGGTGGGGAGTATTGGCATACAGTCTAGCGGCTTTTACATTGATGGTGAAAGCGGTCACGAAGGCATTCGCTTTGCCAACGGCGCAATCACACCAAGAGAAAACGGAAGCGATAGTGACGGCACTAGTGATTTAGGCGCATCTAACAACCGCTTCAAAGACCTTTATCTTGGCGGCAACCTGTATCTTGGCGGCACCGGCAGTGCAAATGCTCTGAGTGACTATGAGGAGGGCACGTTTACGCCAGCTTACACAGAAGGTTTGACAAGCGTTTCTTATCAATTTAGGGGTGGAAAATACACTAAGGTGGGGCGTCTTGTTTATTTTCAAATAAGCATTAGGGCAAGTGCTGCAACAACAAACGGCAATCAAGTGAGAATATCCGGTCTGCCTTTTAATTCAGACACATCTGCTGCTGCTTATGGCGGTGCATTTATAACTTACAACAACAACTGGTATGTTCAACTAGGTGGCCCGACGCTTTTCATACAGGAAAATGATACGCATGTGCTGTTTTACAAAAAGTCTGATGGCGGCACGTTAAAGGGTAACGACAGTGATTTGCAGGAATTGAACGATATTCATATTAATGGCTTTTACATGACGTAATAACCCCATCGGAGATGAGGGTCGGACAGTCCAACCGTAGGAGATAAAAATGGCACTTACAGAAGAAACAGTAGAAGACAAGATTGAAGTCGTCGGCGATTACAAAGCTGTGCAAGTACGCACCGCCACTGTCATCAAGCGTGACGGCGTGGAGATTAGCCGCAACTTTCACCGGCATGTTCTGCAATGCAGCACCAAGTCAGGTGACACTTGGGGCGACACAGACATCTCTGGCGAAAGCACTGAGGTGCAAGGCATTTGCAACGCCGTTTGGTCCGACGCTGTGAAGACTGCGTATCAGGCCGCTATAGACGCGCAGGAAGTATAAGGAGCTAGGTAATGGCACTGAGTAAAATCGTAAGAGACAGTTTAAACACTGGCATTGATGATAACTCAGATGCCACTGCCATCACGATTGATAGCTCTGAAAGAGTTGGTATAGCCACCCCTGCAACCTCAAATGCGCGGTGCCTTCTGCACACCCACCCAAGTGGCACCGGCAGCATCCCAACGAATTATTTAGTCCAGCAAGATGATAACAATCTTGGCTTGGTGATTATGAATACTAATGACAGCGCCACTTACTCTGGGCTGCGGATTGAAACTCGCAGCAATCAGGCAGCGGGCTGGCTAGTGGCAAATGAGTTTCAGTCGGCTTTCAATGGCGATCTAGTTTTTCGGGCCAGAAATGCAGGGTCTACATCAGCAGAAATCGCTAGAATGAAGTCGAGCGGTGGCCTCACCTTCAACGGCGACACGGCGGCGGCGAATGCTCTGAATGATTATGAGGAAGGCACGTTCACCGCAACGCTGAATGGCGGCTCTAATCACCCTTCATCACGACTGCAAACTACAGGTCAATATACAAAAGTTGGCAACAAGGTCACTGTTAGCTTTGAATTTAATAACGTGACCACCACTGGCTCTCCAAACTACGCTGGACAGATTAGCGTTTTTGGAATGCCCTTTGCAGCCTCTGACCCCAGCGGAACAGTGCGACAAGTTAGTGGGAGTGTTGCTAGTTACAGCGCGGCTACTTGGGATTCTGCGAGTAGTGGATTATTCGCCAGACTAGGTGATGGGGCCACAGAATGGTATTTCTACGCAAATCGTTCTAACGATGCTTGGTATCCCTTGCAGCATAGTCCCGGAACTAACCGTTACCTACTTTTTAACGCTACTTACATAACAGGATAACCCCACCGGATGGTGAGGGTCGGACAGTCCAACCATAGGAGATAAAATGTGGCCTACATAGGCGTAGATCCAAATATAGGTGACATCACCTTTCAGACCTTTACTGGGACAGGTAGTGCGACG